TATCGTGGATTCACCGCATAAAGCGTTGAACTATTGTCTACAAGGTAACTCTGCTATACTGGCTAAACGGTGGATGGTCATCAACCAAAACAATCTCAAACTATTAAACCTATGCTGCAGCCAGCTAGCCTTCGTACATGACGAGTTACAATTTGAATGTTCACCCGAGCACGCACAAGACCTATGTTCATCCTTGGTATACAGTGCTAAAGAAGCTGGAGAGTACTACAACCTCAGAGTCGAAATCGACGCTGAAGCAACCACCGGAAACAACTGGAGTGAAACCCACTAATGCGTAGCAAGTCAATGATGGGACAGGTTCATAAAGAACCGTTCAAATCAAAGAAAACAAAACAAGGAACCGGACGGCACAGTAAGCCGAAGGCAAATAAAAAAGCATACAGAGGACAGGGTAAGTGAAACAGTGTGCACATTGTGACAAACCTGCACGTCATTTGCGTGATAACTACTACGCATCAGATTGTAAACAGAATGCAGATGTTTCTCGCAAGTATGGAATTACTTGTGTAGAATATGAGTTTAAAAAATTTGCACAAAATTATACTTGTGCTAATGAAGGGTGCAATAATCCTGCACAACACCTTGACCATAACCATGAAACAGGACAGGTTCGTGATTTCCTTTGCTCTGGATGTAACAAAGCACTAGGTTATCTTGGAGAAGACTTTCAGCGTATGGCAGGGTTGATCAAATACCTTGCTAACCATGAAACTTCTAATTGATGCTGACTATGTAGTTTACAAATGCTGTGCCGGTGCTGAAACAGAAGTTGATTGGGGTGATGATGTAATTCTAGTCACAAGTAAATTTAGTGAAGCATACTCATGTGTAGAACGCGAACTAAAAAAGATCGCTAGTAACTTCATGTGGGATGTACCTGAAATAATTCTGTTCTTTAGTGACAGTACAAACTTTCGTAAAAAAATCCAACCCGACTATAAAGGGCATCGCAACCGTAAGAAACCTTGTGGTTACAAACGTGTTATTAACAAACTCAAGACTGAGTATGAAGTTATTGTGATGCCTACACTTGAGGCTGACGACGCCTTAGGTATTTATGCAACAGCTAATCCTGGTAACATCCTTTGTTCACCTGATAAGGATATGCGCCAGATACCTGGCAAGTTATTCGACATGAAAGAATTGGTGAATGTGGAAGAGCTTGAAGGTAAACGCTGGCATTTTGTTCAAACATTAGCAGGAGATCAAACAGATGGTTACGCCGGTTGTCCCGGTATTGGTATTAAACGTGCCGCTGCACTCTGTGAAGAAAAAGGGTACAGCTGGAAGACCGTTGTGGATGCGTTTACTGAGAAGGATCTTTCGGAAGAAGTCGCAATCGAAAACGCAAGACTTGCCAAAATTCTTACAGCAAATGATTATGACTTCATTAACAAGCAACCCGTTCTCTGGACCCCCGCCAGTAATTATAGACTTGACGATTGAGCAGGATTTAAAGATGCGTCAAATTAAAGATGCACTTGAAAAACCTGAAACAAAAAAGGAGGACATCATTACTATCTTCCTTGCATTACAACGACAAAATTTTTGCCTTGCTAACAACGTATCTAACCTAGTCAAACAATGGCCCTCTGCCCAAAATGCAAGGTAAGAGATAAAGGGCGTAATCCTTATACACACTTTTGAAAATGGACACCACCTCTCCTAGCTATTATCAGCGAGGATCTATCCAACCGTGGGATTTTATCCGAGACCAAGGATTAAACTATCACTTGGGTAACGCAATTAAATACATTTGCCGTGCTGGTCATAAAGATAGTGCGGCGCAAGACTTGAAAAAAGCAATTCACTATCTTGAAAATGAGCTATCCCACCTTACTTCAACAAGCAAACGAGTTCCGCTCCGCCTTCAGCGTCCCGAATGGGGCGATGTATCGAAAGAAACAGAAGTCTTTGATCGATGAAGAATGGTCTGAGTTTCATGAAGCATACCATCGTGAGCCGATGGATCATGTCCTTAAAGAGCTTGCAGACCTTGTTTATGTTTGCTATCAATACGCA